ATAAACGTAGTCAAACTACAGGAAATGCTCCAACTGCATCTGATATCGCACAAGGAGAGATTGCAATCAATCTTGCAGATCTCCGAATGTTCACCAAGGACCATAATAATGCGATTCAGAGAATTGGTGGAGAAGACGTTGCCGCTACTTTAGATTTTACCAAGGCAGATGGGACATTACAGGGTATATCAGTCACAGGGTTCAAAATGGACTTCAAGAAGGCTGATGGTACTCTTACAACTTTTAATATTTTTCAACAGATGATGTTGTTTTCATTATTTCAGGGACACTTTGTATCTAGAGCAGTATTTAATACTCATCAACATACAGAGACACAGGCAATCACCTTTGATAATGATACTACACCATCTGGAACAACCTCAGTACCGATTTAGATATGGCAGATAAAGTACCCTTAAAAGGACTATTTGATAACTCAGGAAACGTAACAGGTCTAGCTGAATACAGGTCTGCTGATGGTGACACACTTGGGGTAATTCATGGTGGAACTGGACTTGCAACTGTAGCAACGGATAGGATTCTCACAGGGAATGGGACTTCTGCAATGACCGCAGAAGCAAATTTGACTTTTAATGGGTCAACTCTTGCAGTAACAGGTGACACAACAATCTCTGGTAATTTGACAGTCCAAGGAAACTTTACAGAGACAGTCAAGATTGCAACCGAAGACCCAATCATTGCATTGAATACTGCAATAGGTTCTGGAGTTGCAAATACATATGACTCTGGATTTGTCACAGAGAGAGGTTCTGATACAAATGTTGCTTTGATTTGGGATGAGAGTGAAGACCTTTTCAATTTTATAACCACTACGGATACAGGAGTTGTCTCTGGAAATGTAAACGTATCTGGACAAGCAGACATAAAAACAGGAAACATAACATCAACTGGAAATATACAACTTTCAGGTACACTACAGTTTGACTCAGGACAGACAGTAGATGAAATTTCAAATGATGTAAATTTGACAGATGGAGCTGCAACTGCACTAGTCACAGAAAACGCAATTAAATCTCATGTCACTGCTCAGGCATCAGCATTCGCAATAGCACTAGGATAAAATATGGCTACACCAAATACAAAAGACACACTTAAAGAATATTGTCTGAGAGCTCTGGGAAAACCAGTAATTGAAATCAATGTTGACCCAGACCAATTGGATGACAGAGTTGATGAGGCACTTCAATATTTCGCAGAGTTTCACATGGATGGTGTAGAGAGAATGTATCTCAAACATCAAATCACAGCTGCAGAGAAGACAGCTGCAGTAACAAATACCACAACCAATGTTACTGATTCTGTAGATAGTTCAACAACCGCAAGTTGGTTGGAACAGAAAGTTTGGTTGCCTCTACCATCATCTGTAGTCTCTGTATTAAGAATATTTCCTCTTGAGACAGCTGCATCAAGGGGTGGAGAGATGTTCGATATTGAATACCAAATGAGACTGAATGATTTGTTTGATTTCAGTAGCACAAATCTGATTCACTATCAAATGATTCAAGAACATTTGGATTTGATGCATCACATATTGGCAGGAGAAATTCCTGTACGTTTCAATATGCACCAGAACAGATTGTTCATCGATATGGAATGGCCAAAAGATGTTTCAGATGACCATTATATCATTATAGAATGTTATAGAAAACTTGACCCTACGACATATACTGATATATACAATGATTCATTTTTAAAGAAATACGCAACTGCACTTGTCAAAAAACAATGGGGTTCTAATTTGATAAAATTTAATGGTGTCCAAATGTTGGGGGGAGTACAATTAAATGGAGAAACCATATATCAACAAGCAGATGAAGAAATAAAGTTACTAGAAGAACAAATGCTCAATGGTTATGGTCTTCCAGCTGATATGATGATGGGATGATATGCCTACAAATGTTTATTTCGACCTTGGCACAACTTCTGAACAGAGGTTATACGAAAATCTTATCATTGAGCAACTCAGAGCTTTTGGTCATGATGTTTATTATCTTCCTAGAAAACTGGTAAACGAAGACACTCTGTTTGGGGAAGATAGGTTATCATCTTTTAACGATGCATACATCATAGAGATGTATCTTGATAATGTTGAAGGATTTGAGGGTCAGAAAGAAATGATGACTCGTTTTGGTCTGGATATGCAGGACGAAGCTACATGGGTAGTTTCTAAAAGAAGATTTGAACAACTTATCAGTACGGACCAAAATCTGATTGTAAGTTCTCGTCCTAATGAGGGAGATTTGATTTATTTTCCTCTTGCAAAGAAATTATTTGAGATTTCTTTTGTGGACCATGATGACCCATTCTATCAGATTCAGAATCTTCCTGTATTCAAAATGCGTTGTCGTACTTTTGAATATGCTAGTGAGCGTTTGGATACTGGTATTACTGCAATTGATAACATAGAGACAAATGAATCTCTTGATGCATTGCAGTATCAATTTGTTCTGGAAACTGGAACTGATTCTGGTACTAACTATTTACTGACAGAGGATGGAGATTTTATAGTACAAGAAGATTACAACGTAGATACTATAGACACATCAGCTGATAATACATTCTTTGAAACGCAAGGTGATTCGATACTTGATTTTTCAGAGGTCAACCCTTTTGGTGAGGTAACATAATGCTTGGTTCAACTTTCTATCATGAGACAATCCGAAAATGCGTAATCGGATTTGGTACACTTTTTAATGATATTCATATAACACGTAAAGACAGTTCTGGAAATACAGTTCAGTCTATGAAGGTTCCGTTAGCATACGGACCCAAACAAAAGTTCTTAGTAAGACTTAGAGAAGACCCTAGTATCTCAAAGTCAGTTGCAATCACTCTTCCAAGAATTGGATTTGAGATTGGTACGATTGCATACGACAGTACTAGGAAACTCAATAAAATACAAAAAGTAAAGAAAGCAGGTTCGGCAGGAAACAAGGTAGACACACAATATATGCCTGTTCCCTACAATATTGATTTTGAACTTTATGCAATGGCTAAGAATAGTGATGATGCTCTTCAGATAGTAGAACAGATTCTACCATACTTTCAACCAGAGTATACCATCACAATTAATGATGTAGTACAGATGAGTAATAAAAGGGATGTTCCTATTATTCTCACAAGTATCGCATACGAAGATAATTATGAAGGTGAGTTTACAGAACGTAGAGCTATCATTTATACTATGTCTTTCACTGCAAAGGCATATCTCTACGGGCCAGTTGTTTCTGGACAAGTTATTACTAAGGTACAAGTTGACCAGTTTAGTGATTCTGCATCAGCTGCACCTAAGAGAGAACAGAGATATACAGTTACTCCTGACCCTGTTACAGCTGATATGGATGATGATTTTGGATTCAATGAAACATCCTCATTCTTTACGGATGCAAAAACATTTAACCCAACTACGGGTCAAGACGAATAGGTAAACTATGGCATTACAAACAATAGGACTAGGTTCATCTGCAAATGATGGTAGTGGAGATACTTTAAGAGCTGCAGGAACCAAGATAAACGCAAATACTGGTGAAATCTATGCAAGATTCGGGTCTGGGTCTGGTAATGGTGCAACTCTGGAAACTGCAACATCTGCTAATATTCTGGTAGGAAACGGAACTAAATTTGCAAGCGTAGCAACAAGTGGAGATTTCAATATCTCAAGTGCTGGTGCAATTAATGTAAGAACTGATTCTGGTGTAAGTAAAATTACGATACCATCTGGTTCAGCTCCAGGCACTACTGCAAATACTTTGTACAATATTGGGGGTGCATTATACTTTAATGGTTCAGTTGTTGGTTCTGGAAACGTAACAGGTATGACTGCATTTTCAGTCGCTGGAGATTCTGGGTCTGCACAATCAATAACACAGGGTAATACAGTCACTATTGCAGGAGGAACAGGTATTACTTCAGCCGCAAGTGCAACTGACACAATTACTTTGAATATTGATGATGCTACAGTTGCAACTCTTACAGGAACACAAGAACTCACAAATAAGACTCTGACAAGTCCAGTTCTTGGAGGTACAACCACAACAGCTTCTGGTAACTTAATCGTTGATCCTGCAACTCAAATATTGGAGGTAAAAGGTGATGGTTCATCAACTGAGGGTGGAATACAGTTAAATTGTCGTGTCAATACTCACGGGCAAAAAATACTTGCACAACCTCATAGTGAGGGAGTTACCAATACGATGTTACTTCCAAAAGGTGGAGACTCAACTTTGGTTTCAGAAATATCTACATCTACACTGACAAATAAAACAATTGATGCAAACGGAACAGGAAACTCTATTACAAACCTAGAGGTTGCTGACTTTGCAGCCGCATCAATCGTAACTCAGAGTGAAGGTATTAGTTCAAATAATAATGACACTACTATTCCAACATCAGCGGCAGTAAAAGCATACGCAGATTCAGTCGGTGGAGGTGGAGGAGGTGGTAGTACAATTGTTGTTCAAGATGAGGGTTCCGCCTTATCAACAAATGCCACTACGTTAAACTCTGTAGGTGCTGGTGTGACAGCTAGTGGTACTGGTGCAGTTAAAACAATAACAGTGGGTGCTGGAGTATCTACTCTTGCAGGACTTTCTGATACCACAATTGCTTCAAGTGCAGCTGGACAGACACTTTTGTATGATGCATCTGATAGTTACGACAATAAACAGATCAAAGTTTTTGAAAACAATTCTGCATATACTACTGCATTTCCAATGTTTTTTGGTGCTCAAATGTTTACCATATCAGCGGCAGGAACAGGAAATGGATACACGTTTGAAAATTACAACTCTGATGGAACGGATATGAATAGTGGTGGGGGAGCTTCAGGTAGTACTTTAACTATTTTTGAAGATCAAGTTGTAGTGTTTCATTTAAAATGGGGAGCCAGTCATCCATTTGCAATTCGTACAGGTATTAATCCGCCTAGTACATTAACTGGTACAAATCTCACATCAAGTAATGGTGGAGATAATCTTATTCACATTGCTCCAAATGGTACAGTAACTACTGGAACTAGTGCAAATGCTCAAACTTCTGGTTATTTGATTTGGAAAGTTCCACACTTTGGTTCAAACCAAGCATCTACATACTACTATCAGTGTACTGCACACCCATCCAGTATGTATGGATTGATCAAAATAAGAACTATAACATATTAATGGAATGGAAAAACTTGATGAGTTATTGGGAATCGCCAATGGTGTAGTAGCCTCCACACCATCACCAACTACACCGGCGATTCCTAGAACGCAAAGTGAAGATGAAGACAATGATGACTTCAAGTATAGTCGTGAAAATCTTTATCACATAATTGAAAGAGGACAGGATGCTCTTGATGGTATTCTCAAGGTTGCACAAGAGACAGACCATCCTAGAGCCTATGAGGTTGCAGGGCAACTACTGAAGACCAATGCTGATAATGCAGAGAAGTTGGTCAATTTGCAGACAACCAAAAAGAAAGTCAGAGAAGAATCTGGACCTAAGAACGTGACCAATGCATTGTTTGTTGGATCAACTGCTGAATTGCAGAAACTTATAAAGGGAAAATGAAAACATTCAAAGAATTTACAGAAGAACCTTGTTGTGATGATTGTTACGATCATCAATTGCAAGAAGCCGAGTATCAAGGTAAAAAGGTTACTCTAAATAATCCTACCAGATCTAGTGATGGTAAGAAAAAGTTCTATGTTTATGTCAAGAATGAAAAAGGTAACGTAATCAAATTAGGTTTCGGAGATCCAAATATGGAGATCAAACGAGATGACCCTGCTAGGAGAAAGTCATTTCGTGCAAGACATAATTGTGCTGATCCAGGCCCCAAATACAAAGCAAGGTATTGGAGTTGTTATCAATGGAGAGCAGGAGCAAAGGTAGATAACTAATGAAAACTTACAAAGAATTTATACAGAATATATTTGAGTATGATGATCGAACAGATCAATATGTGGCAGACGAAATTAAAAGAAGGAAACTTGCTAAAATTGTTGTCAATGCAACTGATGATCGAAAGATGATAAGAGGTAAAGCGGACTTCACTATGGATCATCACACAGGTAGTTCTAAGATTCATGTATACTTGAAAAAGATGTCTCCTAGTGTTTCCAAGTATAATTATGATTTGAGATTTGAATCAGTTGAGGAGGCATATAGTGCAGCTCAACAAGCTGCAATTGCAATTGACATGAAGAAAAAGGGTAAGAAACCCAAGAACGAAGAAAATATTGAAGAAAAAAATGTCCCTACAAATCCTACACTATGGTCAAAAGCAAAGTCACTTGCAAAATCCAAGTTTGATGTATATCCTTCAGCGTATGCAAATGGATGGGCTGCAAAATGGTATAAGAATAAAGGTGGGGGATGGAAAAAGGCATAACCTATAAAGAGTTCAGAGAAGATCTCCGAAAGTGGTTTAGTAAAGACAACCCAGATGGAGGTTGGAAACGCATAGGAACAGATGGTCAAGTATTAGGTCCATGTGCTAGGCCTGATAAAGATGGTGACGGAGATG